CTCGCGGATCGCTGCCAATTCCTTGGTCGCCATCTCCTCGGCCCGCACAATGCGCTGCAACAGGTCCGTCTGTGGATCTTGCTGCATACGGGAACGGGCAAGCGACTCATATGCCGTGGACGACTCCAATGCCGCCACGCCGACGTTCGCCATGCTGGCACGGGACTGTGCCATGATCTCGCGACGACGACGCCCGAGGAAGTTCAGGCGATATTCCATGTCCGACTGCTCTTCTTCCAATCCACGCGGCTTAGGTCCAAGTCCCGGGATCATCTCAAGCAACTTCGCAATGTCACCCTGCAACTTTCCTCTCAGCTCTACAATGCGACCCAGTTTTGTTTCGTAGTCCGCAATCTGCTTGTCGAGATCCTTTCTCTCTTCGTCGCGCTTGCCCGACATGTTCAGAGCGCGGATTTCCTCATCTGTTAGTGCGTATTGTTCGCGGATGGATTTCCTGGTTCCCATCGTTGCCTTTTGCCGCAACTTGACACTCAGATCCAATTTGCCTTGGGCGATTTCCGCGACCCTCTGCTCGTCCTCAATCTGGGCCTTGCGGGACTCCAGCCCACGTCCCTGTTCATCACGGAGTTTCTTTTCTTGTGAGTCCAGATCCTGAACCTGTCTTTGATACTGCTGCAGTTGCTGGCGGGCTTCCTCAATTTTCTGTGGTGCCAACTGGCCAGCCCTCTTGTCCAACTGCTCAATCTCGTTCTCGATGTCTAGGCGTTCCTTGGCCAGCTTTTTACGCTCCTCTTCATTCTGCTTCAGCTTGTCACCAAGCTCTTTGGTGCGTGCTGCCGAACGCTCGATTGTCATTCCGGTAGCCTGTGCCGCCTTTTCTTCTGGAGAGCGAAAATCTGTGCGTCGTCTGGTGTCTGGATCGACGAACACATTTCTCTGGGCTCCCTTCAAAAGGCGGTCCATTTCTGTGGATTGCATCAATTCCTGCTCAATTGCTCTTCGCTGCTCGCGGATAGCTTGTTGTGCAGCCTGATTCACGCGGATATCGGCCCGCTTTTTGTCCGCAGCCTCCTTTGCAGCACGCGCATCCTCCAGGCCCCTGGCATCTTCCACTGCACGTGCCCTTTTTGCAGCATCATCAGCCACAGCCTCTGGGTTAAAACGTCGGAAATCTGCCTTTGCCTGTTCCTCGTTTGCCTTTTTGACTGCGGCCTCGTACTTCTGCCACGCATCGGCAGCAATCATCACGCCAGTCGCAAGTGCGACTATCCCGAGTTCCACAGACATTACCGCCGCCCCAAGGCCAGCCATTCCGCCTTTTGTCTCGGCCAGCAATACCCCTAGGCCGCTCAGGTTATTTGCCGACGCACGAACCGCACCCGCGAGACCGCCGGTGCCGAATACGGTCGCCGCATCCTGAACGCCATATCCGAGATTCAACACAGCATACTTCACTCGGTTTGCAGAGTTGGCCATGCCGTCAAGCTGACGGGTCGCCTGGCCATTGCCGCGATTCGACGCATCCATTTGCTGCTGCTGGATGTCATCGCGCTGCTGCAACACATTGTTCAGCTCGCGCTCTTTCTTGATGCGAATATCCGCTGCCGCAACAAGATCCCCTTGCTGCATCGCCTCTTGTTCGCCAGGCAGGTACATCCGCTTGTTGAGGACCGGCAACTCAAGGCTACTGGCCTGTGCGAACGCCTTTTTTTGCGCCTCCTCAAAGTCTCTGACGTGCTGGTCGATTTGGGCGAACATACGCGGCTTGCCCGTCCCGCCACGCTCCATCTTCCGCATGAAGTCGTCGAGTGAATCCGCCAGCTTGGTGATAGCCTGCTGTGCGGGATCGACATTCGCAGAGACGCCAACTGTCAGCGTGCCGAGACTTTCACCCATTCTTGACCTCGACTTGCTTCAGTCCGTGCATTTTGGCCCACGCATTCAGCTTGCGGGCAATGTCTTCGCCAGTCTTCGCTGGCTCGTGCTTCTCTGTGATCCCGAGACCAAATCCCTTGGGGAGGAATGTGCCCATCGTCAGGTTCTCCGAGTTTCTCGACCGGTTCACCTGGTAGAGCATCCAGAGGATCGCATCCGTCTGTGCCCAGTCATCGCCGAACGGCTGGATGCGGTAGTACGCCTGCCACTCGGCAAACTCCTGCGCATCCATCCGCTCCTGAAGCTCTCGCACCGTACACCCAAGGTTCCGGGCCAGAAAGAACCAGAACAGTCGGCTCGGGTGCGACCTCAGTTTTTTTCGGCGGCCTCGATCTCATCTGCACCGATGCGATTCAGTGCAAATGCCTCGGAGAACAGTTTCTCCAGCAGCTTGCCGTTCCAATCGCAGATGTGCGGCACATCATCCAATGTGGCCAGCGGGTTGCCGTCTCCATCACATATCGCCAAGGCTACCAGTGTGGCCTGACTGCGGACGTACTGCTTGGTTTCCTGTGCTTGCCGGACACTCTCGGTGTATTTGTCGAGTTCAGTTCCAGTGAGAACCTTCACACACACCGTCACATCGGGCATGAATGCCGACACATTAACAGACGTGCGTTTGACGCGCTTGGCGGCCGAGAACAGTGCATCTTTGGTTGTCATCATCAGCTCGCTGCGTTCACGGTGATGGCCCCGGTCCACTTGATCGTGGCGGTGGCGGTCATGATGCCGTTGATCGGCACTGTAGGCTCGTAGGCGGTCATGAACCCAGTGCCAGTCCACGTAGCCGCCGTGGTGGCTCCAGCCGCCATCGGGTAGGTGACGGTGATGCTCTCGGCCGCTCCCTCAATGGGCGGGTCCTTCGATGCGTCGAACAGCATCGTGACCCGCAGCTCGCCGTAGTTGACGAGCTTCTCGGGAATGAACGTGCGGGCCGTCGTGGTGGCACTGTGAGTCGTCTCCAATGCTTCCCGCCGCATCGAGGACGGATTGATGTCAGTGATCCACGCAAAGAAGCCGGTGCCAAACGTAATCGCTGCGGAATGGCCCTGCATGGGGGCTGCTGTTACAGGCATGTCTCAGTTCCTTTCAGGTTGTGGGGATGTCGTCTGATGGTTGACTCTTCGTCAGTCGCTCCATGAGCTTCATTCGGACTGCATCTCGGACTTGCGACTTCGTGGCCTCAAGGGACTCGCCAAGCATTCTTCGGCCTTGCACTTGCTTGCCGTTGCGATGTTTGAACCCCTTCTCGACAAGGTGCAGATAGCGGGACGGCTTGCGGATCTTCTTGGATGTGATTCGGAGTGGAACTCCTGCCCGACTCGCCGCTGCTTTGCGGCGAAAGTAGTTCCGCATCGCCGGGCCGACAGTCTTGCGGCTGGCACCAACCAGAGAGTAGATCTTGCGGCTTGTGTGCTTGCTGTCCTTGACCTGCAGTGACTTCTGTAGCAGGCCAGTTTCAATTGGTGTTTTCTGCTTGGCCCGCGTCTTGATGATTGTGCCGGCGCGATGCAATGCCGACCGAGTTGCTAACTTCAGCGTGCGATTGCTGATGTCACGCAACTTGACAATCAAGTCCGTGTCCATGTCAACCGAGACGTTCAACTCGTTCGGATGTGGCTTTCGATTGTATGCCATCACGTCACCGAGTGCATGATGCGATAGATCCCGGACACTTTGACCGAGATCAGATCCAACTCATCGTGTGACAGGTCCTCGAACATCCCCGCATCACTCGACGCCATCATCCCGAGAGACACGGACAGCTTTCGCGACAACCCGTCCGCGATGTCCTGCCCGTAGTTGATCATGAGTTTCTGCTGCTCCAAGAGGCTGCCCTGCTCGATCCGACGCACCAACTCGACTGCCACGTCGATCTGGTATTCGTCGAACTGTGCGGGCATCCCACTGCGGTTTCTTGATGTCGCCTGCGGGTAGACGATGGCCGAGATCCCGTCCTCGAAAGACTCACGCAGCATGGTCGGTCGGTACGTCTCGATCACCCGCAAGGCAGGAATCGCCACCTCCCCGGCATCGACCAATTCACGCAAGGCGGCGCAGACACCCTCGACAGCCTGCACAATCGGGGATGCCATCACCGCACCTGCTTCGTGAAGATCCGCAAGACAACCCCACCGGACCCGCTGTCGCGATAGGGCTTCTCTCCGCTCGCATCCGACGCCACACGATAGACCTTGCTTCCATGCGTGATCGTATCGCCCTGCTCGGGCACAACCCGCCTTCCGTTCAAGACCAGATCAGTCGCCGTCACCAGCCAGTCCTTCGTGCTGTAGCCGACGATGATCCCCTGGTCGAGCTGTGCAATCGCAGAATCCCCAGCAGTCGCCTGAATGGTGACCGAGGAGGAACCACGTTGGTACAAGACGGCCTGGCTGACAGACGCCTTGTGGACGCCTGCCAGCCACGACTCAGCCGACAGCAGAAGATCGCTCATTAGTTGCGGTGCAGGATTTCCCAGTTGCACACATCGAGGCGGCAATTGTTGCTGCCGCTCGTGGTCGACCATTGACCGCTGATGGCCAGCGTAATGGCCGCCGTGGTATCCACGGTCGTGGAAGCCAGCTTGGCAGGCTTGGAAGTCACAGTGCCTTCGGCACCAATCGCAGCCACACCGCAGGCCACCGCAGTTCCAGATACACCGGTGGTCCGCACAACAATGTCAGCTTCCAGATAGAAGATGTCGTTGTTGGCGACATCCACGGCACCGGTGCTGACAACGGTCGTGGTTCCCAGCTTGATCTTCGCGGTCAGGGTGTCCGTCGAGTTCGTGGCAGTGGCAATCCCCTGCGCACGCACGCGAATGACATCGCCTTCCCGCAGGCCATTTGCCGGGATGGTCAGGGTCGAATTGTCGAAATTGGTTTCTGTGGAAGTGGCAGTCAGGGCCGTCGATGCAGCCACCGCCACACCGGCCACTTGAGTGCTCCCGTCAGTCTCGTTGATGGCAACATCAACGGTCGTGTCCGCGAGAGCAGCCGCCACCACCACTTTGCCAGCCGGAACGCCAACCGACGCGGCGGTCGACACACGGTCGTTCGCCACGTCGTAGTAGACGATCTGGCCAACAGCCATCGCATTCCCGGCCGAGGTGGCCTTGGTGAATCGGAACACACCTTCAATGGTCAGACTGCCCAACGCATTCGCAGCGATGTCAGTCTTGACCACCCCGAGCAGTCCGTTCTGGACCACCACATCTCCCGCCGTCTTGGCAGTGGTCGGGGTGTAGTCAATCGCACACCCTTCCTGCCGAAAAGTCGCACCCATCGTAGAATCTCCTTGTGGATCAGATTGGAATCAGAGAGTTAGGCAGCGCCCTTCGACTTCACACCGGCAACGTATTCCGCCTTGTCCACACCGAAGTCGTGGTAGCCACGGAATTGGATGCCGAGGGTGTTGAAGTCCGCATCCGCCGATTCCACGACGGGAGACTGCTGACCGTTGAGGAACGACACCACCATCGCCGCGTAGACCGAGGTGGCCCGGAACAGGTACCAAGCCGTCGCCGAGTTGCCGCTGAATCCCGACTCCGACAACTGCGGCACAATCACGGGGCGGTACTTGTTGACGTAGATGTTTGCGTTCGGCGTCGGGTTCGAACCACCAGTCAGGTTGCTCGACGTGTAGAGCTGCTGGGCAATCGCCTCCAGCTCGGGAGGAACCAGCAGAATGACCGGTTCGCCACCGATCCGCTTGGCACCGTCGGCCTCGGCCGACTTCATCGTGCGGAACGCCTTGATCCCCAACCCAAGACCGACACCGTCGAGCCCCAGATTGGTGGTCGCACCGCTGATGAAATTCCCGCGACCCGAGGTGAAGAAGCTGCCGTTGTCCAAGAAGGTCGACCAGAAGATGTCACGCATCTTCATGGCAGCGCCCGCACCAAGCCGGGTGCGAAGATCATCGAAGGCCCCGAGGTCATCGTTGATGATGTCCTCGCGGGTCAACGCAAACATCTTGGCGTAGGTCTTGGCCTGCCGCTCGTAGCTCTCCTGCGAGACACTGCCGTGCTTGATCTCGCCGCCAGGCCCGAGTGGCTCGTACTCCATGTTGTCGAGCAGGCGGTACGTGGTGACCTTCTTGAAATCACGCACGGTCTTGATCGTGCTGACCTCACGCCACGTGTTGTCCTGCTCTTCGTAGCCAGCGACCAGTTCCTTCGTCGCCACGTTGCTCAGGATGTTCGACACCGACACGCCCAGCGTCGAGAAGCTATTGGCCTCAACGTCAGGCATCGCCCTCTTCAGCACCTGCCGCAGGTTCCCGCCATGCACCCGCTGGCCAGCACTGATGGGCATCCCGTTGGCCGACGCCGCCATCAGCAGGATCTGCTGAATGCCAATGTTCTTGTAGTTCTTGTCGGCCGCCTCCAAGGCCTCAGCCTTGTAGTGCTTCTCGACGTTGGGCATTCCCATCGTCAACGCCAACGCAGCCTCGATGACCGTCGGGCTCATCTCATCCCGCCTGCTGACGTGAATGGCAGGCCCCTCGTGGGAAGCGCCGGCCCGCACAAGATCGAGCTTGACGCCGGACACGGCACGAACCGACTCCACCTCGAACTTGGGCGCACTCCACTTCTCGCGGATCGCCTTGGCCTTCATCTCGCGATGCTGCTTAAGGGCAGTCGCCTTGATTTCCGCGAACTTCGCGGCGGGAACTTCCCCCTCGTACTCGGCGAACGACGCTTCGAGATCATTGAGATGCTCGGCGGCGGCAGCCTTGATGTCGCCCACATCGAAGTCGGTCGCCTCGACCACCTTTTCCTCGCTCGCCGAGGCAGTGATCTCCGCCTCAAACTTCGCCTGCAGCCTCTCGCGCTGCACATCGGTCAGGGACTCGGCATCGAATCCCATCGCCTCGACCCATTTGTCGAACGGCATGTTTGCACCTTTCACGTGCGAAAATTCGACTGCCGAGGCAGCCAACTGAACCGTGGTGTTCTCGTCCGCTCCGTGCGGGAGAAACGCCACCCCATACAGACGACTCTTGCGGGCCACATACACCGGTCCTTGAATGGACTGGCCATTCACCGTGACCGTGCGACCCTCCGGAATTTCCTCGACCCGCAGCGGCTTGGCCTCGATGCTGGCCTGCCAGGGGAAACCATTCTTGGCGGAGTCGACGAATTCGGTCGCCGACTGCGAGACGGCACTCACCTCGCCGCTCAATCGCAGTGTCTTGCCGTTGTTCTCGACCGTGCCCACATGTCCGACCAAGTGGTCTTTCTTGTGATGCAGGTTGGCGATGACTGACTTGCCCTGTTCCAGGCCCGCCAGATCCAACACGATTGGCAGGTCGTATCCACCGACAGTCAGCGGACCGCCGTTGTAGGCAACCACGTCGAACTTGGGGCGTTTGCCCTCGCCGACACTCGCGTCGACGGTCGACTGCTCGGCCTGAATCACGATGTTCTGCAAGGTCTTCATTCACCACCATCCATCTGTCGAACCTTGGCCTGCGACCACGTCTTGCCCGCGTCCCCGCCCCACAACTGCCACGCCACCCAGCCGGGCTTCTCCTTGCCCTTGGTATTCCAGCCGGGTGACCGACTCGCCTTATCGTGCCGAGCAAACCACGCCGCCATTTCACGAACATGGGCCTCGGTCAACGATGTCCTCGCTGCAATTTTGCGCGCTCTGGCGACCGTCTCGGGCTTCAGCCCACTGCCAGACCGTCCCGCCTCGTGTAGCTTCAGGCCAGACTTCGCAGCAGCCGCCATGCCCGTCGTAGGTCGAAGATCAACCGCCGCCGCCGTCACGTCTTCCGTGGGGGCCGCCTGCTGCTCTTGCCGCTGCATGTTGGCCATGTTCTGCGTGACGATGGCAAACTGGTTCATCCGCAGCGTATCACGCATCTCATCGACCGAGACGCCGTAGTCGTTGGCCATCTCCTCGACATGGTCCTCGAAGTCCAACCCCTGCTCGGCATAGACCTGCGAGAGTGTGGTCGAGCCGTTCTTCAGACGCTTGTCGGTGGCATTGGCTTCGCTCTCAGGATCGCCAATAGGATGATGGGGCCAGTCCCAAGAATGACGTGCAGCCAGTGTGGCATCAAAGCCCCAACCGTAGACGAGGATCGCACGCTCAAACCACCGCTCGAACAGCGGATCAAGAACCGTGTCCTCACAGTCCGACCGCTCCAAGTCGATTGTCAGGAAGTACGTGCCGTGGTCGAGCTTCCCCGAGGCGAAGTTGTACCCCGAGGAGTTGCACATCGCGAGATTCTGGGGGATCGACTTCGGCCGAGCCATCTCGTTGACCTGGGCCGCATGAAAGGCCTCGTAGGTTGCCCCAGGGTGTTCGGATTTCATCTGGCTGACATCCCACCCCATTGGGAGGGCGGTCATCATTCTTTTGTCGAAGTCCAGCGTGTCCATCGGACGGACTTCGTCGGCACCGTCCGGGGTCAGATTCGTGTGGATGATCGCCGCGTAGTCCGCCGCAGTCTCGGCCGCCGCCAGAGTTGCCTCACGCCATCGCCGTGAACTCGCACCGACATTCAGGGTCGACCGGAACTCAGGGACACCGCGATGCTGGCCCGGTCGACGCATCATGAACCAATGCAGCATCCACTTCGCAGGGATCTCCTCGAACTCGGTGCCGGACCACGCGAACTGGCCTCCCGGGTGATGTTTCAGCACGTCGTAGCTGATCGGGTTGCCGAACTGGTCGTAGCGGATGCCGTCGATGTATCCCGCAGTGTAGGGAATGATTCTCGGGCTGGTGACCTGCTCGGTCTCGATCAGGATGATGTCGAGATCGACGGGGGCCTTGAGTCGCGGGTTGTTCCGCAACAGGCCGAATGCCTCCCCGTCCTGCACCTTGGCATGGGTCATGCACCACAGCTTTCGCCGCAGTTGCACCGCCTTTGACCACTGCTGCCACGCCGCCTCAATCATCGCGTTGAGGTTCTTGTTCCGGGTGCGCATCCGCAGCACCGGCCCGGTCCCCATCACGTAGTTCGCATGAGTCTGAACGATCCCATCCGCGTACCCGTTGTTCGCGACCTCGTAGCGTGCCCGCTGCACCAACTTCGTGCGAACGGCCTTGGAGTTGGCCGAGTCCGCATCGTAGGCGTCTGCGTTGGCCCAATAGTTCTGCATGTCCGTGGTGTCACGGGCAGCATCGTATGTGGCCTCGACGGGCTTCTTGGGGCGTGCGACAGACTGCACGACAGGCACCGGCTTTTTGCTCGCCAGGGGCGTGCCGAACTCGTCAAGAATGCGGTTCTTCGTGGCTGGTGCGATCACCCTGCCCCCGGGGGTCGAATCTTCTGGAATCGAATGCCAAACCCAGGCTTGTTCGCCGACGCCGCATCCTTGCCAGCCTGATAGGCAGCCAACTTCAGCAGGTCATCGACAGACTGCGCCGTGGCAGACCGACCATCCACAGTCACCGACTTGGGGCTGGTCGCCGCGTTCTGCAGAGCCGTTTCGACAGCGTCGAGTTCTTCAGACATGCACCGATTGTCGATGGATGCGTGAACGTAGCAATACCTGAACGACGCTTTGGCAAGTCAAATATCGAAATCATTCCACTAATGGAAAGCGGCACGTTCCAATGTGATCAACGCCGCTCCGCAGTTGCGACAGATTCGTCGCCGCATGATGGCATCCGGCTTCGGTCGGGTGTAGTCGACCCTGAAGTTGTGGCATCCGCATTTCCTGCACACGAGGCCCGACTGCTCGGCCTTTTCCTCGTCAGTCGCACCATCCGCCTTCAACTGCTCCAATGTCGGTCGGTCGTTCGGGTCCATCAGTGTCCTCGCAGTTGTCGCAGGGTTGGGCGGGCAGACATCACGGTCGTTTTGACATTGCTCGCCGATCCAATCGCACACCCTAGGATGGACGCCGCCACGGCAGCCCCGACAATGCAATCGAACCAGTGATTGTCAGGCTTGGCCGGTGGGAGTTTCCACTCATCGACCTTCCGGCCCCTCGCCTCGACGATGATTCTCTGCTCGGAACGAAGATGGTCCGCCAGCATCTGGTGATAGACGGCACGATCCCCGAATAGTCGCAGCTCGGTTGGCTCGCCTTCCGCCACAGCAAGGCGGTTGTGGACGAACGTCTTCCACCAGTTGGTGTCGATGATGCAATGTGGCACAGATCTATGCTGATTCCGTGCAATTCGCCACATCAGTCCAGACCGCTCACCTTCACGCTTCGTGTACTCGTAGAACGGCTTGCCGGTCGCACCGACGTATTTCCCATGCGATGGCATGAGAACCTGCCGGTAGGCACTCTCGCGGCACACTCGATAGACCGTGTCGGTCTGCGGCCCCCAGTTCGCGTCAATGAGGCACTTGTCGATCCGCACCGAACCGCCCTCGTCACGCTCCCAGTCCCGGCCGCACAACTGCTCGACCAGCGTGTTGAGTGACTGGAACATCTGGGCGTCGAGAGACAACTGGCCCAACTCTGTTTCGATGGTCCGCGTGAGGTTCCCCAAGGAGAAATACGCCCGCCCCTGATCCGGCCACGTGCCGTAGTCGACCACGAACCCCGTGAAGTCGTCTTTCCACGCCGCCACCAACCACCACAGCACCTTCTGGCTCACGTCGATGAACGCCGTCAGGTGGGTTGCCTGCCGGGGGACCACGCCCCGAGGGACCTTCGAGAGCTTGCGGCAGATTTGATCCGCCGTCATCAGCTCGCCCTCGTCCGCATTCGTGTCCAGCGGGTCGTTCTGGTATTCGGCAAAGAAGGCCAGTTCGCTGCGAAACCGCAGGTTCATCGCGTGCTGGATTGCACTCAGCTCGTCCGGATTGTGCCGCTCTGGCCACGCCACCGAGGAACCAGCGTCCATCTCCTCGCGTTTGAGTCTGTAATACTCGGTCGCCGCCTTCCCTGCGTCCCCGGCCTGCATCCCCTCGGCACGAATCGATCGATACTCGTCCCAGAGCTTCTCCGCTTTTGGCCACGAATAGACCAGCTTGGTCTTCTCCCCATTCCAGTCCGGGTGCAACTCTCTGGTCAACATTCTGTCGGCCATGTCCCCCTTCCGGACCACCGTGCAGGGCATCACCGCTGCGATTTTGACCCCTGGGCCAGCCATTCCGAGCACGTCACCCGAGATCACCCCCTCCCGGAAGGCACACTGCGACTCACTCATCGCTGATTCCCGTGTCTGCGGATCGTCGAGCAGCACAAACTCTGGCCGAATGACTGTCCCGTCGGTCTGGGTGATCTGCTGACCTCGAACTTCCCCGGTGATTCCCGCGACCGAGATCATTGCACCGGTGGAGTTCGATGGAATGGACGAATCGAGAGTCGGAAATCGGACCTGATTCATCGACCAGACGGTTTCCGTCCTGATCCCGTTCACCATCTGGCCTTTGCACTTACGCGGCTCCCCCTCGAGTGCCCGCAGGCAGTGGATCGCCTCGGGAAAATCCTCCATGAGCAGATCGTTGAACCGCAATTCTTCCTGAATCGACCGCAGGAGACGCCTCGCCGAGGGCTCAGACGCCGCAATGAGGCAGACAAACCGCCTGTAGCCGTAGAGAATGGCGTAGATCGCCGCTCGGATGCTGATGGTGGTCTTCCCCGAGCCACGAGGCATCGCCATCGCGAACAAACCACCCTCGACAATCGACCGCTGCAGCGTCGACACCACCCGCAGATGGTCCGGACACCACGGGAGAGGGAAGGCGTTCGGGAAATAGGTCTTCAGGAACAGCGACAGGTCGGCCTCACAGGACGCTCTACGAGCCTCATTGACGCATTTGGGTGGCGGACCGATGTCCCGTGCGTCCTCGGACTGTTCCTTGGCTCTGTGCGAGAAATAGCCACGCCTGTCGCGAGTATCTGTTGCCATGCCTCGATCATATGCTGTGTGCGGTGCAAGTACCATATTTCCATCG